TAGGCGATCCCATCTCAATCGAGGACATGAATGAACAAGAACTCCAAGATTTAGTCCTGGTGAATCTCGCTAGGCTCGCCGTCTCGTCTGAGTGGACGGGTCTTCTCGAAGCTGGGGGAGGCGGACAGACGATGGCGACATACGCCGCAGCATACCCACAGTCTGCGATCTCTGGTATGGGCTACAACTCGATGGCCAACCCTGTGTTAAGCTCCACTCCTACCATGCAATCAACGACGGTGATCTATGGCCGGCCATTCTATGCATCTACGACTGGAGATTTTGATGCGGCGCAGCTCTTTGTGAATTCTGCCGGGACCAGTTGCTCAGTAGAAGTCAATATCTATTCCGCTACTGATGCGGGCGCTCCTAATGCAGTATTATGTGCAGCGACAATAGATTTGAATTCAACAGGCACCAGGACAGGAGATTTCAGCGGCACTACTGATTCGGTCGCGGGAACTCTCTATTGGGTGACCTGGTTATTCACGCTATCAGCTAGAGCTACAATCAACGGCTGCTTCAGTGCTGACACTGGTACACTATTCAACGCGATTTCTAGCACTCAAAACGTGATAGCAAAAACAGCAACAACCTTTCCCGATCCGTGGGATGGGACCGAAGCCGCCGTTGTCCATCTTCCGAATATAGGTTGGATATATTCATGATAACCGACTGGCCTTCTCTGCGTTCATTAAGGAATAACCATTTGAAAATTACAGACTGGATTTACTGTAGTGACTACTGGTCCACTTTGTCAACGGTGGCCAAGGGAGAAATCAACGCCTATCGAGTCACTCTTAGAAATCTCCCAGAGGATCACGACACCCCCGAAGAAGCCCTTGAGAATTTTCCCCCTCATCCCGAATGGATTGTATTTTGAGACGGCGAGGGGGGTGGTACAACGTCGAAGAACAAACCGAAAGAAACCATCGAGTATGTCATTCGGCTACAGGACAAAGAGCGAATGCAGCTCGACACCATCACGACGGCGTATATGCTTGGCAACACTGGCAAGTTTCTCGGACCAGTCGTAGCCGGTCTTAGCGATGTCTCCTTCGTTGTGACGATGGTTATCCTCTACGAATATTTCAGCGGCAAAGACACTGGCATCATCAACGGATCGATAGAGACTATTGGAGACCTCAAGAACGCATGGTTAGCCTATCGAGCCAGTCCTGCCTATCAGGAAGAGTATGCCGCTAGAGCTACATCGGCCACGGGCGGTCTTCGCAATATCTTCGACCAGATCATCTTCGCTCTGACCGGCGCTGGATTGCCGATGGATTAGGCCCCTCTACCCCCACCTATTGGCCTCACTTTGGGGTAAATTGGCCCCTATTACTTATAAAGAAACGATGGACTGCGCCTCATTTCTTTCTTTCTCCACAACCCGGACAACCTAGAGGATTCATCATCCAATAGAGAACAAAGCAATTCTCCGTCCGACATTTACGGCCAAAGAATGCTTTCTTCCTAGTCATTCGTGAATCCTCTTCTGTAGATCGGCAATCGTTGCCTCTGCCGTTCGGACCAACTTCTCAAGCTCTTGGTGACTATCTACCAACTCGTTGTATCGAATCGACCATCCTTCGTTCTTGATGATGACAGAGGATAACCATGCGGATCGGCCCTCTGCACCTTTCGCCCCCATAGGAGATTTTCGCTCCTTCTTCGGGATGCGATCCCAGATGTCGAATGCAGCTTGAGAAAGGTTCGCGTTGATGCCAGGCATTCAATCACCGTGCCCGTCATAAATATCCATCCAACAGGTCCCACACGCTGCTTCCCCGTCGATGGCGTACCAGATTTTGAACAGGCCTTCCTTCGCGGGCTGCTGCCCCCCAACCTTAGCATGGTTGCCGCAAGCACAACGGGGCCAGTTTCGTGGACGACTTCCCTTCCCAGACATCGGGGTGATCGGTTGCACTGTACGGCCCAGAGGTGGCAGACAGGAAAAGAACCGAAGGTCACAACAGGTATGCACTCCCATCAAAACCACTCCGGGTCATCTCCGCCCTCTGGGGCGCGTACTGTCACTCTCTCTTCCTGCAGGAGCGCCAGTGCATGCTCTAGCTCCCCAACGCGGGCGGCCAAATCACACATAACGATCCAAACTTCTTCTTCACTTCTACTTTCAGTTACGGGGGTATCATCGACTTCCTTCATTCAATCACCTCTGGGCCATCACAGATCATGCACTTGACGTTCGACCGGGCAGGCCCAGAGAACCCCATTGCATGCATTCTTTCTTCAACACATAAGCACCTATACATCTTCATTTTTTTCGCCTCTGTACCCTGCGACTACTGAATTAGTTATTAATATTCCCCACACAGGAACACGACACAATCAAAGGTCAATGACCCTCCGTTCGGACTCCGGTTCGTCGTGTGAGACGTGGGGTGGAAGGGGAGGGTGCGTAATAGTGAGATTTAAGGGGATTTGGGGTAGTTATATGGGCGGTAGATGGGTGGTAAGCACACATGGTAGTGCAAGATACCCTGATTTTGGCCAGTTTGATGCTAATTAACCTCATTTCGTTGGGTGGATTCGCCCTCTGGATCAGAATCTACATTGAACAAGCTATGATGGACATAGATGAGAAGCTCGCAATCGCGATCCAAGCCCTGGTCGACAAGCTAATGACCGGTGGACTGGCAGAATTTGAGCCGCCGAACCCAATACAAGGCGCCATAGCTCAGTTAATTCAAGGAATGGCGCAACAAAAGATGAATACAATCGACGCGACGATAACGGATCGCGGTCCCAATGGACAATTCACCAGCGCGACCGATATTGAGTGAAGTTATATTAGCGAGGTTTTTCTTAACACGCGATATGGCCCGCCGAAGAAAGTCAAAGCGCCGAAGAAGCCCGAAGACAATGAGTCTGATCAATCTCGCTGAGAGCTACGCATACGCAACCACGATCACCAGTGGTGTGTTTGGTAATTCCCCAGTGGGATTAATTGGATTTGGTGACGCGGGCGTAGGGTCAACGGCGATGGCTACCACTAACGGCGGTCTCAGCCTTCAATCGATCATCAGCGACCCCGGTTCGAGCTTCGATACCATGCAGGCAAACTTCACTGCCAACTATCAGGCAATGGCTGTACAGGCAATAGGGATCGGCATTACCTTCAAATTCGCTAAGAAGCTCCTACGGAAGCCCATCAGTAACGTAAATCGCAACCTGATGAAGCCGCTTGGGATCGGAGTGAGGTTGTGATCCTATGGCAACTAACACCGTGAACGGCGTCCTCCAGTGCAGCGATGGCACAAACATCCCAATGAAGACAGAAATCGCGGAAGGTGGAGAAGCCTCTCTCAAAACTGATTCTGTCTACACCGTTTCTTCAATTGACATAGGAGATTATGCACCCGGAAAGACCGTCGTCTCAGGCCTAGTGAGCTGCGACAACGGCGTCGGGTACGCCTACATACTCTCGCAGGGCCTTGTGGCTGCAATCGTTCCGTGGAGCGTCAAGGGCGCTGTCTCGGATGGAACACCCGCGCTCTGCCAACCTTACACTCTGAAGGCTGGAGATATTTGCAAAGTGATGTCACAGACTGCCGCGGACAGAGGATCTTCAGTCGCAGTCTATACCGCCACTGGAGTATCAAGGATTTTTCACGGAACCGCTTCTGGGGGGGCGACGAATTCTATGACGGACATCCAGACTGGCAATTCAATTGGAAATACGCTTTTCGGCTCCCGAATCACAAAATGGTTCGGAACATCTGTCGACGGCGCTAAGATTGAGACGCAGGGCTTCTTCGTGGTCGACGCCCTGGGTAACGTCGTCGGTTCTTGCAGTGCAACGAACCCGATTGTTCAGCAACCACTGTTCTCTTTCGCCGCAACAAACATCGCATTGAACTACGACTTGCAATACCTCACAAATGCATAGGTGTGATTGAATGCCACGCATGACCAAAGCCGCAGGACGCCGAAGACTAGCGGAGATCCTTTCAAAGTCAAAGAAGCTCTACATGAGGTCATTCATTTCAACCAAAGACCTAGATTCAATCGAGAGAATCTGCAAGTCCCGATCAAAGCAGCTCAAGTGAGGTGGCGGCGATGGTGCAAGTAGGCAGTCCGCAACTACCCGGATATGGCGGGATGGCAGCCCCAAAACCGGGATATGGATTCGGAACAGAGAATTATGTTCCTGATGTTGGCGGCAACGGTGGCAACGGTAACGGCAACGGGGCAGGGCCCCGACCGTTTGACCCCAGAGGGGCCTTTCAAGTCCCGAATAACTTCTGGGGCTTTGTTATGCTCATGATGGGGATGAAGTAATGTCCGAGTCAATCTCCCCGCGCGTATACAAGCTGCTCAAGACCAAGACCCTAGAGGCTGGCGACCAGGCAACCCAGATACAATTCTCCGATGTGCAGGGCGTCGGGGATCCAATCTCCATTGAGGCATTGAATCGAGAAGAGATGATTCGTTTAATTATCGTAAACTTTGCCAGGCTATCGGTCAAACAGGAATGGGACGGTCTGTTAGGATGAGAGCTGAGGATCGTAAGCCTTCGAAGAGGGTCTTTCCACTACTCCAGAACCTCGACCTGGATAATGTAACGTTCGATCAAGTCCAGGGCGTCGGGGATCCCATCTCTATCGAGGACATGAACGAGCAGGAGATGGTCGACCTAATCATCGTCAACCTGGCTCGCCTAGCTGTAGCTGGTGAATGGACGGGTCTTCTCGAGGCCGGTGGGGGGGCATACAATGTCACATATCTCGAGGATGTCATCGACTCGACTTATTCCAGACATTTAGTGACAGCCCAACCGCCCTTTGGGGGAATTACGACATCGACCCTAACCATCTACACGGCAACCGATCCGTATGACAACCCTCGCTTCATTCCATTCATCGCACCTCAGACGGGTGACATTACTGAAGTCGGAATCAACGTGGTCAACACGGGTTCAACCAACTTCTTAGTGGGGTTTTACACGACCACTGACACGGGAGGACCCGGCTCTTTACTGGGTTATGCTACGCTTGATTGCACTTCAGCAGGGGCCGTGTATGATACCTCACTCTCTGCCACCGTTGCGTTAGAAAAAGGAACTCAATATTACATCGGGAGTGTTCGCAGCTCTTCGGGGGTTCAAATCGGGATATCAGGAGTCAATGTAACCTACATTGGTACCAATTGGTTAGTCGATACGCCCGCACTGGCCGCTCAATCAATGCAAATTCTACAATTAACGGGAAGTGATGCCGCCCTCCCTGCGTCTGTCACTTTGTCTAATTGTGAAACGTATGGAGCCTATGCACAAATTCCCCCGCGTGTCACCTTGAAAATCGGTTGAGTCTCATGAATAGAACAGAGCGATATTTTGCCAACGGGGAATTAATCTCTACGAATCAACGAGATGTAACATGGGATGAAGTGAGAGCCAACCGAGAACAGGCTCTTGCTGATTCGGACTGGCGAGCAGGAAAGGACGTTGTCCTGCCGACAGCTTGGAAGGACTACCGCCAAGCTCTACGCGATCTCCCTCAAGACCACGAGGATGCGAACTCGGCATGTGACGCATGGCCACAACCACCGGAGTGATCCGAGTGTCGAAGAACAAACCGAAAGCCACCTACGAAGTGGTCATTCGATTACAGGACAAAGAACGTATGCAGCTCGACTCGATCACGACGGCGTATATGCTTGGCAACACTGGCAAGTTTCTCGGACCAGTCGTAGCCGGTCTTAGCGATGTCTCCTTCGTTGTGACGATGGTTATCCTCTACGAA